AACCCAGTTGTTTGAAACAACATCACCGAGCGGTGACATGGTTTCAAAGTCGCCGTCGGAGACTTCGTTTGGACTTGGTGTGGTTGCTGGGCCGAGCTCATCCGTTGTCGGCTTATCAACATCAAGCTGAGCAACTAGTTCCTCAACGGTCGGCACATCTTCACCGGCCATACCCTTGTTGAAGGCCTGAACCATGATGAGTTCGCCATCGGCCTTGTTCTTTTGGCCCTTCATCTCTTGATAGATGTCGTTGAGCTTGTTGAACTCTTCTTGCGCCTTATCGAGGTCGAGCTGATCTAGCCCCTTGCCGGTCTTTGCCATCTCATTGAGAAGGCCCTCAAGGATTCCGGGAAGAACAGCAACGTCAACTGAAGCGTCATGCCAGTCGGTGTCGTCACCGGCAAGACCAAAGCGTTTGGCAACTTCTGCAAGCGTGTGACCCTTGGCTCCACCCATAACTTTGCGGGCGAGTGACAGCGTGTCGATTTCCCCACCGGGGGTGTAGTCCATGCCGAACTTCTCGGCGTATGCGTTGAGGATGCCGCCGTCGAACGGCATGTTGTGCGCCGAAACGATGGGGTTCTCGCCCATGAACTCGAAGATTCGCTTGAACGCATCTTCTTGCGACATCTGCATCTCAAGGAACTTGTCGGAGATGGGGTTGCCATCGGAGTCCTTGAGAACTTCAGAAGGATCTTTCTTGGTGTAGAAGTCATCGAGCGGCTGCTCGGGGTTCATAAAGAGGGTGATGGTTTCGACCACCTTGCCGTCTTGAACCTTTGTAATTGAGACCTGAATTGGGCTTGGGCTAGCGAATCCACCAGTGGACTCGAAGTCAAGGTGGTATACGCCTTCCTTGTCAATGAGTTCCAAAAGCTTCTTCGGATCTCCGTTGGCCTCGGCGGCAAGTTGCTTCAGCTTCTCGCCCTTGAACGATGGTGGAGTAGGACGCTTGGGGGCAACTCTGAAGGAAGCTTCATCAAGATCGATTGGGGGATCGAAGGTGGCTGCAGAAGCTTTCTTGGCTTCGTTGAATGCTGCCTTGAGGGACTCGATGTCCGGGTCGTTCTTGTCCGGTCGGTCAAGAGCTGGCTTGTCACCCGGAGGCGGTGCGTCCGCACCACGCATGACGGTGATCTTTGTAGTGGGTAGCCAGTTCTTTGTTTGCGACTCGTGGCCGGGGTAGTAGCCGGTGACTACTGGCCTACCATCGCTATCGAACGAGACACTTTCAATAACGAAGTACTCGTAATAGTCTTGGCCGTATTCCTTCTTGAAGGCAATGTCACCGGGCTGGAGTTTGTCGGGAGTTGCTTGGGTGACACCAATAGAGTTGGTTGGCGTGTAAATCGGAGCATTGTCCTCGGTCTGCCAATCCTCAAGACCTTCGGGAGCCTGCCAAAGACCCTTTGCGGTTTCTAGTGCCGACCTGTAGTCGTCCCAGTCCAACTCGTATTGAGCCCTATCAATGGGATCAACGGGTTGGAACGGTCCATACTCGTAGCCGTCTGGCGATGGCTTGACCTTGCCGTAGTCCTTTGCGAACGGCTTACTGAGCTCCGGCAGGTCACCCTTCTCTGGTGGCGTGACGTTGCGGTAAACATCAATGCTGGTGTCGTTCTTCCAGAGCTTCGTCTTCTGAGTCTGGTGACCGGGGTAGTAGCCAGTGACCCAAGACTTACCGGGAATATCAGAAGGCTCGACAGACTCAATAGTGAAGTTGTCGCCAACGGTTACGTCTCCGGGTTTGAGGTCGGTGGTGTTTGCTCGGAGTCTGGCTGGTCCTTCTGGCTCTCCAACATTGAACTCCGAGGCTGTGGGTTGAACCTCTGGCGCTTCAACTTGCCCCTCGGCAGGTTCGCTCTCTTCCGGCTCCGATGGGGTTTCGGGTTCTCCTTCGGGTGCTGTATCAGGGGTTTCTCCTTCTCCTTCTAGAGCATCTTCAATCTCTTCTGGAGTCAGTCCGTCATCTGATTGTCCTTGAACAAGGTCCTCAAGCTCGCCGTAGAAGTCCTCTTTTTCATCTTGGGTAAACGAAACTTCTTGGAAGTCCTCGGTGATGTCTTGCCAAGAAACTGTCTCGGTTTCCGGAGAATCAAGTTTGTTTCCGTCCCCGTCGTGCGTGTACAGGATGTCGATGCCATCGTCATCCATATTGGTAATTACACCAGTGCCGTCAGGCCCACTCACAATTACCGCAATATCATTCTCAATTTCTTCTCGTTCGAGGGGGTTTTCTTTTATATTGTCGGATTGGAGAGCTCGATCAATGAGGTCGGAAACCTTGGAGTCAAAGAGTGATACGTCACCCTCTTGTCCCTGATCACCTTCGGTGTAAATTTCGAAAATAAGATCGTTGGTGTCAACGCCTTGAAGCTGCAGAGCATCACGGATTGCTTCACCGGGCACGTAGGTATAGAACTCTTCACCTTCCTCGGTCTCCATTCCAAAGAGTCCGTACCCCGGTTGTTCGTTACCGGGTTCGATGGCAGCACGAAGTTGAGCAATTAGATCGTCTTGATCGAAGTCTCTCGCAAGATCTGCCGGGTCGGTGCTCCAGCCTTCTGGAGCGTCCGGGTCTACTTCCCACTCATCGGGGTTGTAGGGCTCGGTCTCAAGTTGGTGATAGCCCTCAGGAATTTCATCGTAACCATCGTTCTCCAGAAGATATGGCTTGTAATCGCCTGTCTCTAAGAACTCGGCCTGCTCCTCATCGGTGAGCCCCTCAATGATTGGGAGCATCTCCCTAGGCTCATCTACTGGGAGAGCGGGCTCCTCAAGATCCCCATCAAGTGCTTCCTCTAGAACTTCATCGGAGACTTCTGGAACAGCAGTTGTGTCAACTTCGCCACGGTGGATGTCATCCAGCATGGTGGCGACATCCTCGCCCTTTTCGTCTAGGGCCTTGTAGATAGCCTCAACGGGAACCCCCTCATCTCCATCTTCAAATGGAAGCGAGCCAAACCCCGTACCGGGGTCTTCTGGGAATCCTTCAACTCCTTCTTGTAATGCGTCTCGCAGCTCGTCTGAACTAAACCTTTGGGCAAGTTCAGCAGGGTCATCGGTGTAGTCGGCAGATACGTCTTGTTCTTCTGATAGCCAACTTGCCTTCCGACCCTCGGGGATGTATTCGGCCTCCGTGTCGAATTCATAGTAACCCTCTGGAGCAGGGGTGATGTCAGCAGTCGGTGCTGCATCCGGAATCTCTGCCTTCGCCTCGCTCTCAGATGTATCGGACGGATTGTTGGGGCTCCACACCTCAACCTTTCCGTCTCTGCCAAACCTCGGTGGCATACCATCAACACGAGGCTTGGAATCTTCTTGAAGGGAGCCGTCGGGGTTGACGAACTTACCGATAATTCTGTGGTTCTTGCCCTTTGGATCTACCTTGTCCTTTGTGATCCTGACCTTTTCGGTGACCTGTGCAAGTCGGCCATCTTCGGTAACGAAGTACTCGCCTACCTTTACGTCACGAACCTGCTTGCGGCCATTGTTGTAGACACGCTCGCCACCGAGGTCGAGAGCCTCTTGAGTCCAGAAGTCTTCTGGGAAGTCGTAGGAGTCAGGCTTTGACCCATACTGATCCCAAGTGAAGCCTGCCTTTTCAAGCTCCCTCTTGAGCTCGACATCTGTCATGCCGACCCGCTCTAGGATTTCCTTACCGGCTTGCGGACTAATAACCCGCTTGTCGTTTTCCTTGAGGTGGTTGACAGCCTTATCGAAAGCGCTCTCTCGGTCCCCAAGCTTTGTTGGGTCGTCTAGTAGTTCGAGATCACGCTTTGGCTTGGCGGCTTCTGGTTCCGCTTCAGCTTCAGGCACCTCAAACGGGGGTGTCTCGATTGGACCCGGGTCGATAGTGATGGGGAGGTCAGGCTCATCCCCACCCCCATCGTCATCTCTGGGCGCTTCGAATGGGGGCGTTTCAATTGGGCCCGGATCGATAGTGACGGGGAAGTCAGGTTGCTCGGGTCCCCCATCCGGTTCCGTGGGAGATGGCTTAGCACCGGGAAAATCGTCGGCTGTTGGGAGATTGGCCCCGGGCTTACCGCTGGGGTTGTAACCATCTGTCCACCACGAATTTTTGGCCTTTTCTTTATCCTTGGCGGGAACCTTTCGCATGAGTTCCCTTTTGATGGAAGAAGGAGGACCGAGGGGTTGACTCTCTTCGCCTTCATCATTCCACTTTGGACCTATGTACTCGAAGTACCCACCATAAACTGCTGGATAGCCATCACTCTCCACCCATCGCCAGTTCTCGGGGTTTTCATAGTTGCGACGGTTCATCTTTCCAATATCGGAAAGATCCTTGAAATCAAAGCCCTCTGGAGTATCTCCCTCTGGAGTATCTCCCTCTGGAATATCCGGGGTGTCGGATGGTTGCTTGGTGCCGCCACCCTTCTTCTTCTTCTTAGGACTGACTCGCTCACCCTTTTCGTACTTCGGCTCGTCCTGACGGATGAAGTCCAAAGCGTCAGCCCAAGACTGAACAGCAGCGAACTCCTTGTTCTTTCCGTCTCTACGGGAAACGAAGTAAACGGGAAGGTTGGGGTCTAGCCAGTTCTTCTTGCCCTTCCCAACGGTGACAACATCTTGCCCCTCGGCCTCTTGCTGCTGCATGACCTCGAAGAGGTCTTTTGCCTTAGCGTTGGGCCTGTCGAAAGAAAGAACCTCATAGGCATCATCTGTGTACATGGTGCCGTGGTCAATTTTTGTTCCGTAGTAGTCAAGGTCGTTCTCGTCTGGCTCGAAACTGTCGTCCCTTGAGAAACCATCGGGAGCGTCTACGAACACAAGGTCTGCCTCGTCAATAACGGGGTCGGCAGCGCTGACGCTTGCTGGGCCCTTGGAGTATCCGTCCGGTGTGATCTGACTTGGGAGGATGGCCTTGAGGGCTTCAGCAGAACTTGCCGGAACACGAACGATGCTGCCGTCGGGCAGCTCCATGTCGAATGTGTCGGTGTTGATGCCTTGAACGAGGGTGCGTCCTGTGAGGGACCGAACCATGCCTCTGGCGCTTCGAATGAGGGCCTTGAGACCACCGCCCATCTCAGCGAATCGACCCTTGCGGTCACGACGCTGAAGCATCGCACGAGCACGGCGGGCAGCAGATGAGTTGCCATCACCGAGGGCAGCAACGAGGGCGTACTTCGGAACAGTGCCCTGAGGCATGAACTGCAGACGAGTAATGGCGTACTCGTACTCAGTGGTAGCGGGGTGCGATGTTAGAGCGGAAGCAAGAAGTGTTCGAACGCCGTAGTCAGTAATCTTCGGGTCATCGAGAATCCAGCGGGAACGGTACTCGGAAAGTTCCGCACCAGTTAAGTAGTGGTCACGGGTTGAGCGAGGGTGTGCGATGGGAAGCAGGTCAGCGTTGCTGAGGCAGTTGCCAATAACTTTGTTCTGTTGAAGTAGAGCCGAGTACTCCGAAAGATCCTTTAGCGCAAAGTGGAGACGAACCGAGTAGGGCTTGTTGGAATTCTCACGAATAGACCTGTTCGCAATCTTGCGGGCAGCACCGTCGGTAACTGTTCGTGTGCCGGAGAACTCTTTGTTGCTGTTGCGTCCTGCTGATACAACGGCCTTGACAATCTTCTCGTTCTGCTGAGCGAGTGAAATGCGTCGGGGATTCGACTTAATGGGTGGCTTATTCATCAGCCCAATACCTCACGATTCGGCAGAAGATCTGCATCAAGACTGTCGTACTTCATTGTCGCTAAATGACGGACACGAACAAAGGGGTCTTCGTCATTACGAACTGCACGCAACCAGCTCGCACGGAAGGCTGGCTCTGCTTCATAACCTAAACCTGCAAATTCGCACATGTTAAGAATAACTTCTTCGGGCGAGTCGTAGTCCTCGATATTGTCCTTTATTTCAACATTTAGTTCGCCCATCGCATACGCATCAGCAAGGAGCAATTCCAAACTGTTGGGGTCACGGACGGGGACCTGCGTGATGTCAACAACGCCTTCAGGAATGACAGCGAAACGACACTTGCCTTCGGGGGCAACGGGGAGGGCAATGATCTTGCATTGGTCTCCGCCTTGGTAGAAAACGCAGTTCGAGCACTTGACTCCAATGTCCTTGACATCGTTGTCTTCGGGTGTGCTGTAACCAGCCCATACGCCGTCGCCGTCTTGGTCGAACTTGCCGTACTTCTCTGTGATGTACGCAAGTGCCTCAGCGAGTGCTTGCTCTTCAGGAATGAGCCCCGAGGCCGTAAGGGCCTTCGACATGGTGGACGACTTCTTCTTTGTCGAACGTGGGTGGCCTGCAGGAAGCAGGTCGTTGTCCGTGGTGTACGAGGACTTTGCTGGCTTGCCAGACTTCAGCAGGCGGAGGAACGCATTGACACGACCCATCGCCCACTGGTTGCGACTCATCCCCGGTCTGTGCGATACAGAATAAGCACCAGCACCACGCCGATATACCGCTTTGAGCATACCGAGAGTAGCTCGTCGTCCCTTCGGAGCAGTCTTGTTATGGGCCTCGACCTTATTGCGTAGAGAGGTTTCCGTGGTCTTGCTGAAAGTGACTTTTCCTTCACCAGATGCTGAACCTTTCTTGTTCTTAGATGAACCCTTGATTTGGTCCTTCTTAGGTGCAGGAGTCTGAGAAACTGTTCGCTTTGTTTTGGACGCAAAGTCCTTGGCGGCAGCAGAATCCTTGGGGACGCAGTTGGGAACCATTTTCCCGCTCTGGCCCTTCTTCATTCCGATTTGGACGTAGCCCTCCCAGCATGGACCGCTGGCGGCTGTTAGCGAATCTTCGATCTCGTCAATCGACGCTTCGGCTTCGGGGGCTTTCTCTTCTGTGACCGGACCGCCCGATACCCAAGCCCTGCAAGTACGAGCGCTGGCGCACTTAAAGTCGAAAGCCTCGCAATAACCGAGTTCCCCCGCTGCGTCGATTGAGTCAAAATCGTCAGGACGATTCCCAGTAAGACCATCTGCAATACACTCCTTCATGGATGGGGTAACTACGAATACAGCGCAGTTACCACAGCGTTGTTGTTTCGCAGTCTCTACATCGACACCCCACTCGGACCCAATGCTTTGCCAGTACTCGTCGTTTGGCTCGGCTGGGTTCAGTGGCCCATACATCGCTGTGTCAATAGCATTCTTCCGGTTCCGTAGGTTCAACTCGATGTCTTGAGTTGCTGGAGGGCAGTCTCCAGTAGCCGGACCGTTGATGTCGTAGGCAACGCCGTCGTCGCTCATTGTGGCGGTTCACCTCCTCCCGGAGCTTCTCCCGGCATCCCACCGGGTGCTTCCTCGGGCATTCCACCGGGCGCTCCGCCCGGGGCCTGCCCACCAAGAGCTTGCTGAACCTCAGGGGGAATCGGTGCTACCGACTGTGCCTGCTGAGCCTCACGAATCGAGTTCATCACCTCGGGAGCAACAGCGCCAAGCATGGCCTCTGTCAGCTCGGGGGTAATCATTCCCTTCTCCGTCAACATACGGAGGGCGATTTCA